CTTAAGTACGCTTCTAGAGGTGGATCTACTAAAGCTGGTATCCTTAATAAGATTAAGAAACTTCTAATTAAACCTAAATCTACTAAGAGTTCCTCAAAGGTTACAGAGGTACAGACTAGACCTAAGAAATCCCTACAGAATCAGAAAACCCCGAAAATTAAATATGGTTCAAGTTCAATTGAGACTACAGAAAGTCTACAAGGATTAACTAAAAAACACGGAGAAAAATTAAGTCCTTTAAGAAAAGCTTATTTAACAAAGAAACACCCTAAAGCTGATATGGAATCATTAAAGTATAAAACAAAGTTCTACAAGAAACACGGAAAGAAACTAGTTATAGGAAATAAAAAAAGTCTTTTTGATAATCCAGTTAATAATCCGAAACCATAGAAGTAAATGAGTAAAGCACCACAGGAAACCCTAGAGAACCTACATTCTCAGGTGGCACGAGAACTCTCTGACAGGATAGCAACAGGAGAGGCATCCAGTGCTGACATAAGTAACGCTATTAAGTTTCTTAAGGATAATGGAATAGAAGGTCTACCTGTACAGGATTCACCGTTAGGTAACCTAGCTGAAATACTCCCATTCCCTAAGAAGGAAAAACTGAAAAAAGTCTTAGCGGACTGCTGAGTGTACTTAAAATCAAAATTAGGATACACAGGTACCCCCAGGAATCTTTCTTTCGTTACAGAGCGATCTGAGCATCCTCTGAACCATTTTTAAGGTTGACCATAGTGGTAATCTTAAAAACTCCCCTTAAGTCTTCGCTAGAGATTAAGGGATTCACTAGAAACCTTGCTTATAAATAGGAGGTATAATATGTTACATCTAGCACGTTACTCAACATTCACACCAGCAGACTTTGAGAAAGCTCTCGGAATTACTGTTGGATTCGATTCTGTCTTTGATCGTATCTTCGATGACTACAGTAGAATAAGTAGTACATCAGGATTTCCACCTTATAATATAAAGAAGGAGGATAACGATGAGTACACAATCGAAATAGCTATTGCAGGATTTTCTAAAGAAGACCTTGAAGCAGAACTCAAAGAAGGTGTTCTCACAGTTAGATCTAAGACTGATAAAGAAGAAGGTGAGTACCTACACAGAGGAATAGCTAAAAGAAGGTTCTCTCGTAGCTTCACACTTTCTGATGGTATGGTGGTTAGTGGAGCAGACCTAGTTAATGGGATGCTTACTATAAACTTGAAAAAGATTGTTCCAGAGGAAAAGAAACCTCGGTTAATTGAAATAAACTAAAAATGAGGGCATCTCAGTCAGAGTTAATAGAAGACTTCCGTAACTTCCTCTTCGTTGTCTGGGAACATTTAGGTCTACCAGAGCCAACTCCTGTACAGTACGACATCGCAGAGTACCTACAGGATGAGGACGAGAAGAGAATAGTGATAGAAGCCTTTCGTGGAGTAGGCAAAAGTTACATAACAAGTGCTTACGCATGTCACCAGCTTTTGTTAAACCCGGAAGTTAAAATACTCGTGATCTCCGCTTCTAAGATACGTGCTGATGACTTCAGTACATTTACCATGCGGTTGATAACTGAGATGCCCTTGCTACAACACTTGGTTCCAAAAGGTTCCCAGAGGCAAAGTAAGATTAGCTTTGATGTGGGGCCAGCTAAAGCCTCCCACAGTCCCTCTGTTAAGTCAGCAGGGATCACAGGACAATTAGCAGGTAGCCGTGCTGATATAATCATTGCTGATGATGTGGAGATACCTAATAACTCCATGACTCAGACCATGAGAGACAAAATTAGTGAAGCAGTAAAGGAGTTCGATGCAATTCTCAAACCTGATGGAAGAGTTATTTACTTGGGGACTCCCCAAACCGAGATGTCTCTTTATGAGACTCTACCAGAGAGGGGGTATAAACCTCTGATTTGGCCCTCAAGGATACCTAAGAACCCTGATAAATACGTAGGAAGACTCGCTCCTCTTGTGATGCAGAAGATTGAAGAAGGTGAAGAAGCGGGTAAACCACTTGACCCACTTAGGTTTGACGACACCGACCTGACTGAAAGAGAACTCAGCTATGGTAGGTCAGGCTTTGCCCTCCAGTTTATGTTGGACACAGCTATGTCTGATGCAGATAGATACCCTCTTAAACTTGAGGATCTCATTGTTATGGACATTGATAATGATAAGGCTCCAGAGAAATTGGTGTGGGGAAGATCAAGAGATAAGGTTATTGACATCCCTAATGTTGGACTACCCGGTGATTACTTCTACCCTCCTATGCAAATAGTGGGTGACTACATAAGTTACACAGGTTCAGTACTTGCCATTGATCCTAGTGGAAGAGGTAAAGATGAGACTGCCTATGCTGTAGTTAAGATGCTTAACGGTATCTTGTACGTAATTGACTTCGGTGGAATCTCAGGTGGGTACTCAAGTCAAACATTAGAAGCTTTGAGTGTGATAGCTAGGAAGTATCTGGTCAATCAGGTACTAATTGAATCTAACTTTGGTGACGGAATGTTCTCTGAACTCCTGAAACCCACACTCACTAAGATATATCCGTGTACAATAGAAGAAGTTAGACACAATATCCAAAAAGAAAAGAGGATAATTGATACACTGGAACCAGTAATGAATCAACATAGGCTCGTTATTGACCAGAAAGCCTTAGAAAAAGACTACCAATCCGTTCAACACTACCCTCCTGAGTCACAAAGTAGGTACATGCTTGCCCATCAGATGACGAGAGTGACAAAAGAGAAGGGAGCTTTGGTACATGATGATAGATTAGACGTGCTGAGTATGGCTGTCAGTTACTGGGTAGAACAAATGGCGGCTGATGTTGACATAAAAATGTCTGATAGAAAAGAAGAATTGTTGGATATTGAGTTAGAAAAGTTCATGGCAAACGCTATAAACCCACTAAATAAGCCAAGTCAGACCAATAGTTACCCTATGTGGAACTAATAATGGACATTATAGGTATAGGGGAAGGTTGATAGTGAGTACATATATGTCATTTGGATACCTTTGTGTGTGTAGGTTCCTACTTAGTACATGTGTGTACTCACTTTTCTGCTACATTTGGGTACATGGGTACGGACATTTTGACAAAAAAATGAGAAACCCTATCGATAACTACGCGAGCCAAGTTTACCCCGCATTGGTCTCAGTTTTTAAACTTGGGTAAACAAATGTTTTCTTGAGCGTCCGGGTGTTTTTTATATTGAACGCGTGTACACTATAGTAAACAAGAGTTAGCAAGTGTATTTCCTGTAACACTTGTAACAATTGTTTACATTTGTTCCAGTGGATCGTTTGTTACAATTGTAACTCTTGTTAACATTTGTTAGCACTCAGCATTTGAAACATTTGTTTACTTTTGTTGGCTCATCTATTTTTTTCATTAGCTCAGCTAATAGATAACATTAGAATAAATACTGAAAAAAGTTAAATAAAAGCTTGACAAATATTCACAAGTGTTTTATAATAGTTAAAACAATAAAAAATATCTTATTGTTTAATTGTTAAGAAAAAGCTTGACAATTAATTGAACCATGTTATAATGGTTTTAACTTTAATTTGATAATAGAGGTAGTATGTCAAACTATTCAGAGTTCAAAAAGGTTCAAGCTAATAAGATGCTAAAAGAAAAAGCATTGATTGAACAAGATAATTCAGAGTTAAACTTTAGTTATGTACAGCCTAACTCTGATTCTATAATACCAACTATTGACTGGAACGAAGAGACTTGCGGTCAATGGAAGTATTTTCAAGAAAATAATGAATAAAAGAAAAAAAGACTTGACAAATTGAAAACCTATGCTATAATGGTTTTAAGTTAAATAATTAAACAAGTTTTTTAGACAAGTTGAAAACTTAAATAAAAGACTTGACAATTAGCTAACTTATGTTATAATGGTTTTAAGTTAAGTAAATAAAGCTCTTTGATAATTAAATCAGATTTGCAACTTTTGAAAAGCTCATAAACTTTTTGAGGGGTACATATGGAACAAACTTTCACAATAGAAAAAAAGAATATAGATTCTGTTTTTAGTGGTCTAATGGATCGATACAAGGAAGAGAATGAGTCGGAAGTTTTGAAATTTTCAATTCATTTGGTAATAGTAAGTAATTTTCTAATGAGTAGTTTTTTAGTGTTCACAGTTATTAATTAATAAATGAGTTCTTAAACCTGAGCTTTTCAATAGTTGCAAATCTAATAATCACTAAAAGGGAAACACATGGAAACCGTTTATATTAACGGTGTCCGCATGCGTGTAATTAAGTTTCCAGCGGGTGAGGGCAAGACTTCATCATTCTGGAATGTAATTAAGACACGTATAAGACCTTGCCACAATGTTAAGGTCTTAGTTGGACACTTGCAACGTAAAAAGACATTAGGTTCTGTGCCGTATGGTGTGGAACCAATACCAAGGAATTATTGATCTTTGAAAATTAAATAGGTGAACTATCACTTAGTGGAATGGAGTATTGATTTATCTTGATCGGGATAAATAAACTTCGCATGTACACAAGTAGGTAGGTGGAGACCACTCTTAAGACTTAGAGTAGGTCGGGGTAACAACTTAAGCTAACTAAGCTTTTCTAGGTTATGTTTAGTTAGTTCTTTGAAAAACCTAGTAATGTCAACAGTAATGGAGTTATGAAATGCGTTATATTTCAACTATTACTGGTCTCTATGGACAACCACTGCAGAATCATAACTTGCACATTGGGTCTTGGGTACGTGCGGGTAAGAATGGTAAAGAGACTGCAAAGGGTGTGTTCATGGGTACCATTCTAGGTAGTCCTGTATTTGTACAGGATTTTGGGGAGCCTAGACCCATTTTCATGCGCCGTATGCATGACACACGTAAACTGGTAAAACTGGCAAACTCTTTATTTGAGGATGTTAAATTTGTTGACTAATTTTGAATGAAAGGATAATATGTATGGAACGCACAATCCTTTAGTACGTGCGTTTGCTCAACAGAATGCTAAGAATCTTGAGTTGGTTATTGCG